TAAATTAGTAGTATTTTCTTTATAATAATCAACAAAATCTTGTAAAAGATTTTTTGTGATATATTTATTAAATGAAACCATATCAATATCATAATAAAAGTCTAATATATTATAATATCGAGATGGATTTGGAGAATGATATATGCCTTCTAAATAAGATTTTTTGTCATCAGTGTCGTTATAATCATCACTGTCGTTATAAATATATTGAGCTACAAAATATTCTTGAAAAGATTTATGAATCCATTTATAGTCAAGTCCATCTTTTAAAATAAAAGGAACTGTTTCTAATATATCTTTTAAAAAATCATCTGCATGGAAATCAATGGTATATCCTTTCTTTATGATATTTCTTTTGCTATCTTCAATCGCTGCTATTAGTTCATGACGATTAAAACTGTCTTTTTTTAATGTAAAGAAAGTATAGTGGGCAACATATCGCAAAACTCGTTCAAAATCAGACATATCTAAATGACTGTATTTTTCTCGTTCATAACGACCGGATTTTCTACTATCATGACGTGTATATAAGTTTTCGTAAACAGCATCATAAAATTCATATTTTTTATCTGGTAATATTCGTTGATATTTATAATTAAAATATAATATAGATACCATTAATGGATTAGATAAGAACTCTTTTAATAACTCAAAATTATAGTTATTTGTTAGTTCTCGTATAAGAGCTGAAGAATTCTCTCCACTATTATCAAATTTTTGTAAAAGACAGCGAGCCTCTGCAATTGTTAATGGCTCTATATTAAATTTATTAAAATCATTATAAAAACTAGCTAAATCATCAGTCAATCTTGATGATAAGAAAAACATATTTTTATCTGATTTACTTATAAAATCTTGTAGTTTTATTGTTAATTTTGATTTGTTTTCTAAAGGCATTTCATCGTATCCATCAAAGAAAAATATGCAATCTCCATTTTGAATAAGAGATTTTAAAAATTCCATTTTGATTTCTTTTGGTATAGTATCTTTGATTTCTTCAATTTGCTCAAACAGATGTTCTATTATAGGTTTATCATCCGATAGATGACGTAATTCTATGAAAAAAGGAACACCAACTGCATTATCTATCACATTGATGAATAAAAATTTCATTAATGTGCTTTTTCCCATACCAGCATTATCCAAAATTAAAATCTTCTTATATTTTTCTAACCTTTCTTTATTGTAGTTATCTATTTTTATATTAACACTACTTTTATAATCTGAAAAGTTTTTTATCGTTAGCGGTAAATAAATGTCTTTTAAATTTGAATGTTCTATTTCTGGAATAATTGTATTCATTTGATTACATTTGTTATAACTTCTAATGAAATAGCTTTCTAATACATCTTCGTAGTTAATAAGACATTCATCTATCTTATGTTTTTTTATGAAATCCTGTATTTTGGGAATAATAAATTTGTCAACCATAGGTTTTATAATTGTGGAAGTAAAAATTTTTTCTACCATATAATCACTTCTTTTTCTTAAAGTCTATGAATATCATATTGCCTTCTTGTCGCACTTAGGTTTTACGTATAGGTCGTGTTGCGTTTTGGCTATGGATTTAACAGTAACTTGTCCTTCATACGGCAAATCGCGATACATATTTACAAGTTCTTGTTCATCTGCGCTATATTGATTGTCAACCGGCTGCATGCCGGCTTTTTTTTGTTTAGCTATATAATCATCTACAGTATATGGAATATCCGTTAATCCTAATAGATAATCTGTTGAAACATTGAAAAAGTTAGCTATTTTATTTAACATTTTATGATCAGGCTCTCTTTCTCCCTTTTCATATCGATTATATGTTACTGTTCCAATGTTTAATAACTTAGCAACTTCTATTTGTTTTAACTGTTTATTTTCTCGCAGTTGTATTAATCTTTCTATTATCATGTAAAAACCTTCTTTTTATTATTATTTTACCAAAATGGAAAATTTTTACAAATCTAATTACCGAATAGGAAATTGATTGCTTGACAGTTACCAAATTGGTAATTATAATATAAATATAATCGAATTACCAATTAGGTAATAAAATTGGTGGTGAATTTATGTATACAAAAATATTGATAAGAATAAAAAAGTTACGTAAAAAAAATAATTTGACACAAAAAGATATGGCTAAGATATTAGGGTATAAATCTGCTAAAGGTTATCATGATATTGAATGTGGAAGAATAAAAATAAGATTAGAACATTTACAAAAACTTTCGTCTAATTTTCATATACCAATAAAATATTTTTTTGAATAATTTATTACCAAAATGGTAATTATATTTCTGATAAATATTTTATCTTAAAAGGAGATGAAACTTGTGCAAATACGTTTCCATGAATTTATTAAACAGTGCAGACTTAATGCACATCTAACGCTGGATGAAGCATCCTTTGAATTGAATATCTCACGGCGCAATTTATGTTACTACGAGAGTGGTACAAGCTCCGTACCAGATGATATTGTTTTCCAGATGATGAAAATCTACGATACACCGGCAATCGGGTATGAATGGCTCAGAAATACAAAAACAGGAAGGTTCATACTTCCGGATATTGAAAGCAAGAACCTTCCTGAAACAATTCTTTGTCTTTTGGCGGATTTGAACATCGCCGACAAATATACTATGGATTTAATAAATATCGGACAGGATGGCAAAGTGGATGCTAAGGAACAGCCGCTGTACTGTCGTATCGTTGAAAGCCTGAAGCCGATATTAAAAACGGTGTTTTCGCTTAACTTCTACAAAAAGAAAAAGCTGACCAGCACAAAGCCAGTCAGCAATACTATCAATGCAAATATATTATAACACAAAAAATGAGTTTTAGCTATCATGTAATATTTCTAAAGGAAATACCATAACAGAAATATTGGACAACAATAATAAAAAAACAGCCTAGGGCTATGGCTCTAGGCGAGGGATTGGCGGTGATGATTTGGACGAAATGGTTTCATTAAAAGCGATAGCCGTAATAGCTCATGCGGTAGTAGCTATTCCAGCTGCAATTTATATTACTTTATTGATTATTGACGACTTCCGAAAAAAGTTTAGGAGATTATAATGGGTGAACTAATTTCATTAAAAGCAATAGTAGATATATTGACAACTATAAATGAATATATGGTTTATATTGCAATGATATTATGTGACGTCGTGTATTTCTTATGGGGAATGTTTTATTGTCCAATAGGTATATACAAAATGCTATTAAAATGGCGACAGCATAATAGAAAAGAAAGAACAAATTAGATTTTATTTAATAAAACAGCACCATAATAAGTCAATAATGCTAATAGAGAAGCAATGAATGCTTGTAAAACAGGCTGTATTTCCGGAGGAAATTTATCAAATGCTTCACAAAAGCCAGATAAAATTGCTAAGATAACGCAAACTTTCTTTCCTTCTGGTGTATCTCTTAATACGTTTTCGGGAATATCAAATTGCTGTTCAATAAATTTATCTAAATCAATTATTAAATCTTCTTTTTCCTTATTAGATAATTTGGATATTTTTACAATATCAGGTTCTATCTCAGTTTGAAAATCAGCATATAATACTGGATTATCCAATGCAGTAAATATACACTTTGAAATATTTGCATCGTATGGATATTGGATAGTTTCAACTATAAAATTATTTTTTCTATAAGTCGAAGCTATATTTTGAATGTCTTCAAAAATAGTGTTATCGTATATAGCTTTTGATACAGCATGAGTTCTTTCAAACATATCGGTATAAGTTTTAGCGATATTTTGGATAGCTTCAAAAACAGTGTTGTCATATATAGTTTTGGATATAGTATGAGTTTTTTCAAACATATCAGCATAAGATTTAGTAATATTTTCAGACAACTCTTTCAGATGTTGCATTTGGTTTAAATTATTTGGAGTTTCCATAAAATGTTCCTTTCTGTGTAATGATATAAGTAAATAAATGGGGGTTTATCTACTTATAAATATTATACAGTAACGTTTAAACTATGAAACATTTGAAAAGAAAATAAATTTTTGGCGTGCAGTGTAGACCCCGCAACGGATTACTCCCTAAAAAGATAATAAAATATGCGTTCCGATAAAATGTGATTAGCGTCTCCTCTCGTTTATGTAATAAATTGCTCATTTAATCATCAACTCCGTTGCGGGGCGCACACTGCACGCCAATAAAACTAATAGAAAGGATTGATAAAATGATTGACAATCAACAAATTGAGTTCAGTGATTATCAGTGTCAGAGTATTTTGGATGTGGTAAAAGCTCTGTTTGAAATACCGGCAGTACGTGAGGATTTCGAACGTTGGAAAGTCGACGGCAGACGTGATGCACTGATGAAAGAGATTGAAGAAGCAGAAAGGAATGATATGTATGCAGAAAATAGGTTATTGCCGACCGATGAAGGTTAAGGAAATGCGGCGACATCTGAAAAACGGACAGTTTTTAAAGCTGATTATGTCCGTTGGCGAATGGCAGGAAAGAAGGAAACAGCGTGCAAGATTATACCATTGATGATATACCGATGGAATTTGAACAGGCTCGTCAGCTGGTATATGAGCGATTTCAAAATTACGATATGTGTAAAATAATCGAGATAAGCATGTTCAACAATTTGCTTAAGGTAATTCTCAGTAATTCCGACGGCAGTCTTATCGAGGTGATTTCCTCTACAAATGGGACAATGCAGGAATATGTAGATGATGTATTTCTGAATATACACGACATAGAAGCAATAAAAAAAGCTATCCGCACTGATGAACAATGCAGATAGCAAGCTAAAATTTTCCTAATTAAATTATATGATTTTTAACGGAATAATGCAAGAGATAGGCAGAGGCTTTCGGGCTTCTGCCTAAAAAAATAAATAAATTTGTGTCTATGCAGTGTTGATTTAAAAAGGCTCGATGAAGCCTTTATATACCTTGTTAAAGGTATTATTTAGATGAACAGTCAAAAAATATTAAAACTTTGATGGTGATTTTTATGTCATATGTAGAAGCTAAAGTTTTCATGAATAACTGCATAGAGGTATACAAATATTATTCCGGCAGAATTGGCAAAAAGATTTATAATGCTCCTTCGCAGCGAAAGACTCCGCTTAAGCAGATTAAGTATCAGGATAAAAAAGCCGCCCGTGTCTGCGGCTGGAAGATTGCGGAGAATTTTACCCGCGGCGATTTGTGGGCAACGCTGACTTATCCGGCAAGAATGGTAATCGAACCGGAGAAAGCGCGAAAGGATATCAGTCTGTTTCTAGTGTATTTACGCCGTATGTATAAGAAAGCCGGTATGGAAGTTAAATACATCTATACAGCAGGGCGAAGCAAAAGAGGAATGGTGCATTTTCATATCGTGCTTAATAAATTCGATACGCAGCGCATTGCTGAAACGTGGCATAAGATTTCGGGCGGCGGCTGCCATTTCAAACATTTATATGTGAATGAATACAATTATGTCGATTACCGAAAGATTGCCGACTATTTAATTAAGAATAGCTGTGAAACATTCTACCGCAAGGATAAAATCCATAAGAAACGTTTTTGCGCTTCGCTCAATTTGAAAATGCCTGTAATCGAAAAGCGCATCATAAAAGCAAAGACATGGAAGCAGGACCCGAAATCCATTCAAGGCTATGTGCTGGATAAAAACAGTATATATAACGGCTACGGCTGGGCGGACAGCGGCGACTGTTGGGAAGGTTGCCGTATACAGCGGTATACACTCATCCACGTGGGTGCAACCTGCATGAAAAAGCGGCGGCGAAAAATGAAATATGATTTGCCGGAAATCATAGAGGAAAGTTTGTTTGAAGATTTTTAAAGTATCAGATTGAACCTTTGGAGGATACTTTGGAAAGCAGAACAATAAAGAAAAGAGGTTTTATTATGCAGATAACTTCAGTGCAGTCATTCAAAGGCGGAACGGGAAAAACCGTAACTGCTGCCAATCTGGCGCATATATTGGCGGTCGTTCATCAAAAGCGGGTGCTTGTTGTTGACCTTGATGAAGAAGGCAATTTAAGCCAGTATTTCGCTACGTATCACGAAAACAGAGTCGGCATTGCAGAGATATTGACGGGTGAAATAACGGATATTCATAAAGTAATCCACAAAACCTGCTATGACAATCTGGATATAATCGCCAGCAATTTAAATTTGTACAGAGCTGCCAAGGAAATAGAGCAGAGCGGCGACGGCTATATCCTGCGTAATGCCTTAAAACAGATAGCAGGCGAATATGATTTCTGTATTATCGACAATGCTCCGGTACTTAATATCAAAGCATTAATCAGCCTTCTTGCCTGCCATAATGTTGTAATTCCGATGCGTGCCGACAATTTCAGCAGGCAGGGACTGCATACGTTGCTGGAACAGATAGATAATGCCAAAACAGGCAATAAAAATCTGTATATCAAAGGAATACTGTTCACGCATTACCAGAATGACGATGTGAATAAGCAGTGCATAAAGGTGATTGCCCAGGAAAATAAAAAGGTGAATGTGTTCAAAACAAAAATACGCTTTAACCGGCACATCATGGAAAGTACGTTTTCCGCCCGACCTTTGGCGGACATATCCAGCCGTTACGGCGCGACAATGGATTACAAGAAATTTACTCAGGAATATTTAAAAAGTTCAACTTGAACATTTTGGAGGTTATAAGAAATGGTGAAATATACTGACGGGATTTTCATATATTATGTATCGGCACTGCTGGGCGAAAATAAATTTGCCGTATGTAAGAAAGAAATCGGTTCAAAAAATTATGGCAATCATAAATATAAAAGCTCATCAAATAAGACAGTATCAACGGCTGGTGAAGCACAGGATTATCTGGACAAATTAGCTCAAAGGAAGAAATGGGAAGAATATATAGAATAAAAAAGTTCAAGTTGAACATTTAGGAGATGATAACAATGCAGGCATCTAAAATGAGGAAAAGAAAATGCGTGATTTGCGGTAAAGAATTTGAGCCGATATCCAATCCGCAGAAAACTTGCAGTATGAGATGCAGAGGTATTTATTATGAGCAAAAAGGTAAAAAAGGGCAAGAGCATGCCGGTCATAAGCGTGAATTTTTCTATGCCAGTGAAAAAGCGAAAAAAAGAGCGGTGGAAGTAGGAAAACGCATGGAAAAGCTAAATAAAATAGCACAAGAAGCCAGAAGTCAAGGCAAAAGCTTAGGAAAATATAAAGAGGAACTGCGTAAAAAGGGACTTTTATACGTTTAATGCGAGGTGATGATTATGGGATTTAATATTATGGAATCACTGAATGAAAACAGAGCTAAAACGGCGGCAGCTAAAACAACTGTCGCCGATGAACGGATAAAGACAGAGTATATAAATATTGACGATATAAAGCCGTATCCACGCCAGAATGAAGTTTACGGCAGTGAAGATGATGAATTGTCTTTGCAGAAACTGGATGAACTCAAAGCATCCATTAAAGCTGTCGGCGTAATGCAAAATATTGTCGTGAAGGAAAATCCCGCTGGCGGTTATACTATGCTGTCGGGACACAGACGGTGGCTGGCGTGCAAGTCGCTTGTCGCCGAAGGATATACGGATAAGCAGTTTATTCCGGCGACAGTTCTGCGAAACAGTAAAGATATTGAGGACCGTTTCAAGTTTCTCACGATGAACAGCACTATTCGCAATAAAAACAATTACCAGGTCATGCAGGAAATGCTGGAACTTGAAGATGTATTGGACAAATTCCAGCAAATCAACGGTAAACTCGATATCACAAAAAGAAAGGCTTTGGCGGAAATCACGAACCTCAGCGAAGCGACAATCGCTAAAATGAAGGCTATAAAAAACAATCTCATTGATATACTGATGGATCTGTTCAAGGAAAATAAAATCAGCTTTATTGCGGCATACGAAGCATCGTCTCTGTCAGAAGCAGGGCAAAAAGCATTGATGTCCATATATTGGCGGGAAGACAGAATAAAGCTGGCAGATGTGAAATACATTAAAGCTGAAGAAGCACGCCAAAAACTACAGGCTTCTGAAAATAAAAATGCGGCGGAAGCAGAACACCAGATAGCGGAAAATATGCCGCCGGAACAAGTAGAAAAATCGGATATACCGGAAACAATGCCGAAAGAAACGGAAGTTGAAACTGAAGAAATAGACGAACCTTTAGCGGATTTTGATAAAGAAATTGACTTTGTAGAAGAACAGCCGACAATCAATACAAATAAAGTTGTTAATGCAACAGCCAATTATGATACGGATATTGAGAAAATGTTGCTGGAGTATTGGGATTACATTCATAAAAGATTAGAGTATTTCAACAATATACCAAATGCCAAAATAGCGACAGAGGGGATTTTTTATACCGGTAAGCTTTTGGATTTTATAAACGATGATTTATACAATTTGACCAGAAAAACTGAATATAGACAGTACAGGAGATAAACAATGCGGATATTTTACGTAAATTACGATGTAAAAAATGAAAAGATAAAAATAAGATTTGAAAACGGAAATACTAAAATTACGCTGAATACCGACGAACCGGCACGAGATGAATTTTATGAAGTCTTGAAAAAACTCAATGATGCCATATATCGGATTTTGCGCTTTTCGATTTCCATGCGCCGCTTTATTATCGCCAGCGGTGCAAAGTTCAAATATGATGATATTGGTTTACAAAAGGTTCAGCTTCTGGGCTATTACAAGATGGATAATGACAGTAATTATTTAAAACTGGATGTTCCGGTAAAATATTATTCCTCTAATAATTCGTTTATAACATTCACCGATAAGGAAAAAGAGTTGATATTGGAGCTTATAGAAGAAACGAAAAAATATATTCAAGGCGAACGGCAGCAGCTTAATTTAAATCGAGCATCGTATAAAACGAAAGACGTGCAGCCGACATTAAGTTATTCAGTAAATTAGGAGAGTGATAAACATGGATAAAGATTTAGTCAGAATACCATTAAAAACGGAAGCGGAATTTAAACCGAAACACACGGACAGAAAGATATTTCTCGGATTATGCGGCGTATTTGTCGTTTTGGCGGCTGTATTAATATTTTTTGCAGATTAGGAGACAGGACATGAACAATGTATATAAAGGTATGGTAAACAACGCACAGGGCAGACTGTTTGAAGAAAGAATAATTGCCGCTTGTGAGTATTACCGCATTCGGAAAAAGGCTGTAATCCATAAAACGCCGGAGCCGTTTCTATGCTTGAAGAAAAGCAACACGACTAAAACATTTACAGGCAGATTTACGGCAAAAGCCCAGCCGGATTTTTGCGGTACACTTTTTGGCGGCAAATCAATCGTGTTTGAATGTAAGTACACAACGGCTGACAGAATAAGAAAAACCGTACTGACGCCGACGCAGATGGAAGTGCTTCGTCAGTCAGAAGATATCGGCGCACAGGCTTATGTCTGCTTCGGTATTCAGGACAAGACTTTTTTCATGCCGTTTAAAATTTGGGATAACATGGAAAAGATTTTCGGTTATAAATATTTAATGCCGAGCTGGATAAAAGAATACGAAGTACGGCAGGATTTAAACTGTACTTTGTTTTTGGATAAGAAAATATAAAAGTAAATAATATTTGAAATTAAAGGTGATATGATGGCATTGACAAAAGCAGATTTAGGAAAAATAAATGACTTAGTAAAAATAAATATTTTGGCGGCTGTAAGAGAAGCAGTAAAAGAAATAGCAAAAGAGATGAGTGCAGGAAAAAATGCCGTCAATTACCGTGATAAAACTATAAAAAAATTGGAAGCATATAATATTCTGAAGCATAATCTGGAAAAATGCGAGCGGGATATGGATGACTTATATAAAGAAGAATTCGGTACTTGTCCTGCTGTTCATCATGCTATGGAATATTATGGAGAAAAATGTACTGTTGATGAAATCAGGTATGTAAAAAAATTGAAAATAGAGCATGATTATTATCGAGATAAAGAAGAGGTAGATTTTATTGACAGTATATTAAATGAAATAAAAGATGATTATTATGGCGAAATAATAAAAATGATTTACTTTGATAAAGTAAGAATTGAAGACATAGCTGCAAAAATGAAATGTGATAAAGTAACATTATACAGAAATAGAAATAGACTGTTAGACATACTATCTATACGGTTTTTTGGTAAAGATGCAATAGGATAAAATGCAACTGGATAGTGCAAAAAAAACGCAATTTACTACTGCAAAAAAATATGCTAAAATTTTTATAGGTGAAATTGGGACATAAGTCCTATATCTTGAGAAACTGCGAAAAGGCAGCTGCTTGTCGGCTGTCTTTTTGTTTTGGAGTTTTTATCTTTGTATAATATTTGTATTGTGTTTGTATGTCAATATGATATAATATTAATAGGAGGCGATAACTATGGCTAAATCGGCAACTATTAATGTTCGTATTGAACCGGAAGTAAAAGCAAATGTGGAAAAATTATTTTCCAGTTTCGGCATAACTGTAAGCGATGCCATAAATATTTTTCTGTATAAATCATTGATGGAAGGCGGATTGCCTTTTGAAGTGAAACAGCCTAGATTTAATGCAGAAACGGAAGCAGCAATACAGGAAGCCAGAGATATCATGTCCGGTAAAATAAAAGCAAAAAAATATGATAGCATAGATGATGCGTTCAAGGATTTAGGAATAAATGCTTAAAGTAGTATTAACAAAGAAATTCTGCAAAGATTTGAAACGCATGGAAAAAAGAGGCTATAAACTGAGCCTATTGAAAGACGTAGTTCACAAACTGGAGCAAGAAGAAACACTACCCGCAAAGTATAAAGACCATGCACTGATTGGCGATTATAGCGGATTTAGAGAATGCCATATTCAACCGGACTGGCTTTTAATATACGCTATCGACAAAAATGAACTGATATTGACAGCTTCAAGAACAGGTACACATTCAGATTTATTTTGACACTCACAGATATTGTGGGTGTTTTTTTATGCGCAAAAGAAGGTGGAATAATGACAGTTATAAAATGCGATAGAGCAAAATGCTTCTATAATACAGAAGGTATCTGCGAACATAGAAAGATAATTATGAAACATAAACGCTGTTTGAATTACACGGTATCGGGCAGTTTCACCGTAAAAGATTTAATTCATAATAAAGCAACCTGTCATAAAGCCGGTGGCAGGTACAAGAATAATACGGCAAAGGTTTTTAAATAATGGCAAAAGATTTTGCTAAGGATTTCTATAATTCAAAAGCATGGCTTAAATGTAGAGAAGGATATATAAAATCTGTATTTGGACTGTGTGAGAAATGTGGTAGAAAAGGATATATTGTGCATCATATCGTACCGATAACGGCGGAGAATATCAATAATCCTGATGTAACATTGAGCTGGAATAACCTGATGTATCTGTGTACTTCATGTCATAACATAATTCACGGCAAAGAGATGAATAGACGGCGCGCAGTCTTTGATAAGCAGGGAAATATGATTGGTTTCATTTGAAAAATACGGAGGTACTCCCCCGGTATTGTTGATAAATTGTCTGACAATTCACCACCGGAGGCCGCCCTTCGTGTGATAAAAATGCTATTCGCGTAAGGGGTATAGTATAAATGAGGTGATTTTTTGCGAACATTGAAAAAAGAAACGAGAATAAAGCGTAGGTTTAAAGCTCTTCAATCAATTTTTGAAAATATCGAAACGGATAAACAGATTATTGCTGAAAATTTAATAAAGCGGGCAGTGGAAATAGAATTTCATCTTGACGACTTGGCACAGGAGATAAAAGAAAACGGATTTATTGAAACTTATCAAAACGGCAATAATCAGTTCGGAACGAAAGAGTCAACTGCCAGTAAGTCATACAATTCATTACTCAAAAATTATAATGCGATAATCAGAACATTACTGAGTATTCTGCCGGAAACGCAGCGGAAAGAAATATCTGACGGTTTTGATGAGTTTCTTCATAGGCAATAACTATGAACTATATTGAACAGTATTGGCAAGAAATACAAAACGGTAATGTTTCTGTTTCCTATAAAATAAAAAAAGTTTATGAGCATCTAATGCAGAAATTGTCTGATGATAAATCGCGTTATTTTTTTGATGAAAAGCAGGCTTCTTATGTAATAGAATTCATAGAACGTTTCTGTAAACACTCCAAGGGTAAATGGGCGGGAAAGCCTGTGTTTTTGGAACTTTGGCAAAAAGCGGCAATATCGGCAATGTTCGGTTTTCTGGATAAAGAGACTCGTTTTAGGCAGTATCGAGAAGTTATATTGTTTGTAGCACGTAAAAACGGCAAATCGACACTTGCAAGCGGAATTGGCAACTATCTGTTATTTGCGGATAATGAAGCCGGTCCTGAAATTTACAGTGTGGCCACAAAAAAAGACCAGGCAAAAATCATTTGGACGGAAGCCAGCCGTATGATACGCAAATCACCGGCTCTGGCGAAACGTTCAAAAATACTGGTATCGGAAATAAAATGTAATTTTAATGACGGAACATTCAAAGCGTTATCATCAGAGTCAAACAGTCTGGACGGCTTGAACGTGCATGGTTCACTTATTGATGAACTTCATGCCATTAAAGATAAAAATCTGTATGATGTTGTAGTTGATGGTATGACTGCGAGAAATCAGCCTTTGTCGCTTATTATTTCAACTATGGGTATTGTTCGTGAAGGTATTTTTGATTTGAAGTATGAAGAAGGAAAACGCATAATAGACGGATATTCGCAGGCAGACGGCTATAAAGATGAGACTGTGCTACCGCTTTTTTATGAGCTTGATAAAAGAGAAGAATGGATTAATCCTGCTTGTTGGCAGAAAGCAAATCCCGCTTTGGGCACGATAAAAAGCAAAGAGCAGCTAGCAGTCAAGGTAAACAGGGCGAAGGCTGAGTCTAAGTTGTTGAAAAATCTGCTATGTAAGGATTTTAATATCCGCGAAACGGCGGGCGAAGCGTTCTTGAGCTTTGAACAGCTGAATAATGAAGCTATGTTTGATATTGACCTGCTGAAACCGCGTTACGGTATCGGCGGCGTGGATTTATCTTCTACTACGGACTTAACGAATGCCACATTGATTTTTAAAACGAGGGATAATCTGGATGTACTTTATGTTGAACAGATGTACTGGATACCGGAAGACTTATTTGAAAAACGGGTGCAGGAAGATAATATTCCATATGATATCTGGTATGAACGTGGATTTATTCGTAAATGTGCCGGTAATCGTATCAATTATCATGATGTAGTGGAATGGTTTATTGAAATGCAGCAGAAACATGATATTTACCTGTATAAATGCGGATACGACAGTTGGTCTGCCGCTTATTTTGTTGAAGATATGAAAAAACAGTTTGGAGAAATGACAATGGAAGCCGTTATTCAAGGAAAGAAAACTTTATCGGCACCGATGAAAAATCTGGAAGCGGAATTGACGGCAAAGCGGATTATTTATAATAACAATCCTGTTTTGAAGTGGTGTATGGGGAATGTTTCTGTAGATATAGATAAAAATAATAATATTCAACCGTGTAAAACGAGTAGAACTTTAAGAATAGATGGCTTCGCCGGATTGTTGGATGCTTTCGTTGTTTTGGAAAGAAATTTAGAAGATTATCTTAATCTGTGTTAGGGGGTGAAACGTTGAAAATAAGTTTTAGAAGTATGTTCAATAGGATTTTTAAAAGCAATTCGCATAATATCATTGCAGAAAATTTCAAGCTGTTGAATGGTTATGAGAATGTATTTACGCCGTTCGATGCCAATGCTTATGATGATGATACTGTACGAACCTGTATAGACTGCATTGCAAAACATTGTGCAAAATTAAAACCGAAACATATACGAAAAAAAGCTGGGAAAATTCAAGAGCAGATAAATGACAGCTTAGATTACTTGCTGGCAAACAGACCGAATGAGTATTTAAGCACATATGATTTTATCTACAAAGTAATTTCTCAGCTTTTTGCATATAATAATGCCTTTATCTATATAAAGTTTAGCCACTGGGGCAGTGTAGAAGGTTTGTATCCCTTAAATTTCGGCGATTTGGAACTGAAGGAATACAAAGGGCAACTGTTTTGTAAATTCAATTTCCTTGGCGGTGAAACAGTTTTTGTACCGTATACGGAACTGATACATCTGCGGCGTCATTTTAACCGACATGAAATTTACGGCGAAAGCAACAAAGCGTTGAAATCTTCTCTGGATATATTGCGGCATATAAAAATGGCTTTAAAATCAGCAGTTATTAATTGTTTTAAGCTTTGGGGCATACTTAAATTTAATCAGGTGTTGCGTGATGATGATTTGATGAAAGCGTATGAAACCTTTATCAATTCATTTATAAGCTCATCTTCCGGCAAGGTATCCGGTTTAGGCGCATTAGATGCTAAAGCAGATTTTAAGGAGTTGACTTCCGATATCAAAACAATGGATGCCACGCAGATGGATTTTGCCCGTGAGGATATTTACCGTTATTTCGGTTTATCGGATAAAATCATAACCTCGACTTACACAGAAGAAGAATACATTGCTTTTTATGAATCGGTAATTGAACCGATTGCCGTGCAAATGGGATTGGAATTTACACAGAAGATACTTACGAAAGGGGAGCGAAGCCATGGCAATGAAATAATTTTTGAAAGCAACCGGCTGCAATACGCATCAACAAACAGCAAAATACGCATCTGTCAGGCTTTATTGCCACAGGGAATTATTACCATTAACGAAGCCCGTGATTTATTCGGTTATGGCGGTATTGAAGGCGGTGATGAACGACAGATAAGTCTTAATTTTGTAAATGCCAATAACCAAAGTATGTATCAGGTTGGCCAAAATCAGCCAAACGATACGGGAGAAGGAGGTGATGATGATGAGTAAACGTGAATACAGGTCGGCAGACTTAATGATTGGCGGCAGTGCTGATGATAATGATGAAATGATTGTAGAAGGTTATGCAGCAGTATTTAATCAACCGACGGTTTTATGGTCGTATGACGGAATTGATTATAAAGAGGAAATTGACGCTGGAGCATTTGATAATGCTGATTTAAGTGATGTTATCTTTAGATATAATCATTCATCCAATGTATATATTTTGGCCAGAACTAAAAATAATACTCTAAGTTTGACAGTAGATAATATAGGTCTAAAAATTCGGGCAAAAATTGCTCAAACGCAGACCGGCAGGGATTTTTATACACTGGTCAAACGCGGGGATATAGATAAAATGTCATTCGGTTTTGTTGTAGAAGAGGAGGCGTATAATCGGGAAACGCATACACGCAGAATATTAAAATTCAAAACAATAACGGATGTATCAGGTGTGGATTTTCCTGCATATGAGGGAACGAGCATTGCTGAAGGAAGAAGTGCCGAAGATTTGTTTAAAAAATATGTCGTTCAGAGAAATGATGAGGAAATTAGGAAAAGATTATTGTTGAAATTAATTTAAAGGAGTATGAACATGAATAAAAGATTATTGGAAATAATGAAAGAAAAAGAAGAGCTTCGTGCAAAAATCAAAGACGGTAAAGACATTAATTTAGAAGAAATAATGCAGAAAGTTGATGCTCTAAATAAAGAAGAAAAGGAAATTAGAACACGTGAGAAGCTTCTTGAAGATTTAAGCAGTAACGGTGAGCTGGGCAATAATATTAAAAAGCCGGAAGATAAAAAAGAACAGAGAAGCAATAAATATGACAGTGAAGAATACAGAGCCGCTTTCATGGATTATGTCGTAAGACAGAAACCTATGCCGAAAGAGTTCAGAGAAAATCAGGTAACTAAAACGACCGATGTTGGTGCCATTATTCCACCGACAACTTTGAATAAGATTGTGGAAAAACTGGAAAGTTACGGTAATATTTTGCCACTTGTCAATAGAACCGGTTTTGCCAGCGGTTTAGTCGTACCGACTTCCAGTATTAAACCTGTAGCAACATGGGTTGGAGAAGGAGAAACTTCGGATAAACAAAAGAAAACCTTAGGCAGTGTTGTTTTCGCCGCGTATAAATTACGCTGTGCCGTAGCTGTTTCTTTAGAAACGAATGTTATGACATGGTCCGCGTTTGAAACGACTTTAATAAACAATATCGTGGAAGCAATGGCAATAGCTCTTGAAGACTCTATTATCAATGGTACAGGAACGAAACAACCGACAGGTATTTTAAAAGACGACAGTATTGGTACAAAAATTGAAACAGATAAAATCAGCTATGATTTAATTACCAAAGCTGAAGGAGAATTGGAAGAAGCTTATGAAGCAGGTGCCGTATGGTGTATGAATAAAAAAACATTTATGCAGTTTGTCGGTATGACAGACAGCAATGGACAGCCGATTGCCAGAGTAAATTACGGCATAAGCGGTAAACAGGAAAAAGTCTTGCTGGGCAGAACGGTAGTAACTACTAAATTTATGCCGGCTTTTTCTACCAGTGTAGGCGATGGTAAAACATTTGCTTTTTTATATAATTTTAAAGATTATACGCTTAATACTAATTATCAAATGGGAATTAAAACGTACGAAGATGATGATACAGATGATATCATCAGAAAATCCGTACTGATTGCAGACGGAAAAGTTATTGATAGTAATTCGTTGGTAAAACTCGTTTATAAAGCAGCAAGTGTTGAAAAATCATAATGTGAGTGGTTTTTATGTATGAACAGCTAGAAAAGTTAAAGCAGTATCTAAGAGTTGATACTGATTTGACAGAAGACGATGATTTGATATTGTCTTTGGCGGATACTGCTATAGCCTATATAGAACAAAGTACCGGCAAAAAATATGTAAAAGACAGTATTTTTGATTTAACCATAAAGCAGTTAGTTGCTCACTGGTATGAGAATAGAAAGATTATGGCGGACGGTAATTACAAAAATAGCGGTAGTGAATTACCGTATGCCGCCACATTGTTAATAAAACATATTGCTTTATCCGGTGATTATGAGGTAAAAACATGATAAATATAGGTACTTTAGATAAACGCATAAGCATAGTCGAAATGAAAGAGCAGAAAAATGAATACAATTTACTTGAAACAAAGCCGAATGTATTACTGAACTGCTGGGCAAGAATTGAGCCGCTCCGAGGTAGAGAATATTTTGAAGCTTTGAAAATAAAAACAGCTGATTATGTAAAAATTACTATACGCTACAGATCTAATATTACGGATAATATGTTTGTCAGATATCATAATGTTTTGTTTGAAATTCAGAACATAATCGACCCATATATGCGGCATGAAAAACTGGAATTAATGTGCATATTACGTAATCGGGGAGACGTTGAAAATGGACATGAATGAATATGCTGAGTTGTTGGCCAGAGTAGAAAAGGAAATGCCGCTTGAAGCAGAAAAACAGCTACAAAGAGGCGGAAACGTTTTAAAGAGGATGGCACAAGATGTTGCGCCGAAAGATACAGGAAAACTTGCCAAAAGCTTTAAGACGGAAATGAAAGGTTGGAGTGCTGAAAATCTGGAATGTCATATATACAGTAAGGCAAAACATTATCATCTTATTGAAAGAGGTCATGTAATGAAAACTCGAAAAGGAAGAATTGTCGGTTATAAGGCAGGAACATTCTTTTTTAAGAAAACTTGCGACAAATTCGGCTTAACTGTAGCACCAGGATTGGCAAATAGATTTTTTAAGAAAATGAAAAGGAAACTGAATGGATAGGATACAGCAGACGGATATCATAGCAACGGTAGCCGGAATGATAAAAGATTATCCTGTGTATGATGATGAAGAAAAACAGAATTTTAACAAACCGTGTTTTTTCATTAAGTTAATTCCTAACTTGATGAGAAACACTGTAAATGTTAATAAAAATAAATTATCTATAATGCTTACGTATTTTCCGAAAAATTATATGAAACGGCAGATTGAATATCTGAAGGTAAGTGATGAAATCAGAAATTTATTTGCTCAGGGGTTTCCGGTAAAAAACCGATATCTGCATATAGACTCCATACAGGATACTAGAATTGGTGAATTGGGGGATATTTTGCAGATAGAGCTTGAAACAAATTATTTTGATACGACAGGATATGATTATAACGAAGGTTACGATATTGTTCAAAATGTAACAGTAGATACCGATTTTAAAGATAGGAGCTGATTTTTATGGGAATGCCTAGTATAAGTATTGCTTTTAAAGAAAAAGCAGTAACAGCAATAACACGTTCGCAACGCGGCATAATAGCCTGTATTATTGAAGATGAAAATTATGCTGCTTTTTTGGATAATCCTTATATTATGTATGATATAAATGATTTGCCAGACGGATTATCCGTAAAAAATCAAAAACAAGTGGAGTTAATGTTTAAGGGGTATCAGACGGCACCAAGTAAAATATTGATGTTTGTAAGTGAGCCGGTAGCAGGTACTACACAGACGACGCCGGCAAAAGCAACCGTTTCGGCACCGGAAGGAGTGGATAAAGGCACTGTTTCCATACATGAAGATAGTCTTTATACAGGTATTGTTGGTAAATCTATCAGTATTACCATTACGACGGCAGGTGAAGTCGGCACGGCAAAGTTCAAATGGAAAGTAAATGATGAGAAAAACAGTGAAGAAATTTCTACCGGTGAAAATATTGAATTAACTGATGGTATAGCGGTTGATTTTAGCGGAAATTTCACAGCAGATGATGTATATACTATAAGCTGCGTGCCGGAGACGGTTACATTAAATCCGTATAAAGAAATATTGGATAAATTGGAACATGAAAGATTTGATTATCTGGTAATACCGGCAATAGAAGATGATGATACATCTGTTATTGCTACATGGATAAAATCAATGCGCAGTGTGAGTGATAAAATGATTAAGGCTGTTTTGCCGAATATGGCGGCAGACAGTGAAGGGGTTGTGAATTTTACGAATAAGATGATTAAAACGTCTGAGAGCGATGAAACATTCACGACAAAAGATTACTGTTCTCGCATTGCGGGTATTATCTGCGGTACGCCGATGACTATTTCCTGCACATATGCGCCATTGGCGGAAGTAATAGACTGTGATAAATACAGTAAGGAAGAAATGGACAATAAAGTAAATGCCGGTGAATTGTTTATTTTTACGAACGGCAAGCAGTTTAGAATTTCCCGTGGTGTCAACAGTTTTATTACTACCGTACAGGATAAGGGTGAAAGCTTTAAAAAGATTAAAAAAATTGATGCCATGGATATGATACACGATGATATCCGAGATACCGTTGATGAGTCGTATATCGGCAAATATAGTAATAGCTATAATAATAAGTGTCTGCTTATAACGGCTATAAACGGATATTTTTACGGATTGGCGAATGACGGCATCTTAAATCCTGACTATGATAACAGAGCTGATTTTAATATCACCAAAATTAAGGAATATTTGATGAGTAAAGGTTATTACACAAAAGAAGAATTATCTCAGATGAAAGATGTTGAAATTGCCAAACTGGATACGGATGACAAAGTATTTTTACTGGCTAATATCAAAATTCTTGATGCAATGGAAGATGTCAGCTTAGAGATAAATATTTAAAGGCGGTGAATTTTTATGGACAGCATGAAAGCCTCGCAAGTTTTTAATGGTTCTCATGGTGAACTTTGGATTGACGGTGAATATTTTGCGGAAGTTACTGCATTCAATGCAGAAGTTAATCTGGAAAAAGCTGAAATAAAAATAGTAAAGAAATTATGTAAAAATTACAAGGTAACCGGTTATGATTGCAAAGGCAAGGTAAAACTTAATAAAGTATCTTCGTACATGATTAGAAAGTTAAGTGACAGCATGAAACAGGCAAAACAGGTTTCATGTGAAATTATAAGTTATATTAATGACCCTGACGCTATCGGAGCTGAACGTGTAGTTATCAAAGACGCAGTATTCGACAAATTGATTTTGGCGGATTGGGAAGCCGGCAAAATGGGTGAAGAAGAATATGATTACACCTTCACTGATTGGGATGTATTGGAAACAGCAGCTTAAAAGTGTTCAAGTTGAACATTTTTCTTGAAAGGAGTTTTGTAAGATGAATATAGTTGATAAATTAATGACAATAGATGCAGGAAAAATTTTGGAAAGACCAACAGAAACAATGGAAATTAAGCGTTTGAGCAATCTGCTGGGTGAACCGTTTCTGATTAAGTTACAGGCTGTTCATCCGCAGCGATATACTGAAATTCAGTCCATGGCTGTAGACTTAAATAAAAAAGGTCATATAAACAATGTTGATATTTATAAACAAAATACGCATATGATTTTGGCAAGCTTAGTAGAACCGAATATCAAGGACAGAAAATTACTGGACCATTTTAAAGCGGCAACACCTGTTGATTTAATCGGCAAGTTGTTTTTAGCTGGAGAAATTGACGAGATTAATAAAAAAATTAATGAACTCAGTGGTTTCAATGATGAAGAAACAGAAAAAATAAAAGATGAAGTAAAAAACTGATAAAATCTGACGGAAATATAAATATGATGTATTGGGCATTCAGACTACATCATATTAAACCGTCAGATTTTTATAGTTTAAGCTGGTATGAAAAAATAATTATGACAGCTCTTATCGAACAGGAGATTGAAGATGTAAATAAAGAAAGGCAGGTAAAAGAATGAGTCAGATAATTGATGCCATATTGCGATTAAGAGACCAGTTCACGCCTGCCTTAATCAGAACCAGAAGTCAACTGGAACAGACTGCCAAGTTAAATGAACGTATCGGCAGAGATTTACAGAGGACAGGCAGAAGTATTTCCAGCATAGGACAAGCTATGATGCCTATGGCAGCAGGAATAGCCGTTGCCGGTATGGCTTCAATAAAAACTTTTGCAACATTTGACGATACAATGCTGGCGGTAAAAGCTAAAGCCGGAGCGACCGGAGAAGAATATCAGAAACTTAGAGATGTAGCAGCCAATCTCGGTGCGACTACATCTTTTTCTGCTTCTCAGGCGGCCGAAGGAATGAATATGCTGGCGGCGGCAGGTTTTAACTCCAATCAGATTATCGGAGCTATGCCGGGTATGCTGGATGCCGCCGCGGCTTCACAAACTGACCTTGCCACTATGTCGGAGATAACTTCAAATGCACTTAATATCTTTGGACTAAAAGTAAATGATACCAATCAGATGATACGAAATACTAATATGGTGGCGGATGTACTTACGGCAACAGCCAATAAAACCAATGCCAGTATACAGGATTTAGGTACGGCTTTAGCTTATGCCGGACCGCCGGCGAATACTTTGCACGTAAGCATACAGGAATTATCCGCCGCTATGGGAATAATGAAAAATAACGGTCTGGAAGCAAGTACAGTGGGTACTTCATTGCGTGCTGTATTGTCAAGACTGGGTAAACCACCGAAGGAAGCAGCGGAAACAATCGCAGAATTGGGTATACAAACAAAAAAGGCAGACGGAAATTTTGTCGGCTTGCAAAGTGTAATAGGACAGTTGTCGAGTAAGTTTGCCGGTTTATCGGATATGCAGCAGGTAGCCTATGCGAAAACCTTAGCCGGTGAAGACGCCTATTCAGGATTGTTGGCACTGATAAAAGCAGGTCCAGCGGCACTGGCTGATTTAACGAATGAGCTTAATAACTGTAGCGGTTCGGCAAGTAAAGCGGCGCAGGAAATGAATAGCGGTATCGGTGGAGCATTAAGGCAGATGGAAGGTTCTATCGAGACAATAATGCTTGGTATCGGTCAGCAACTGACGCCGTATATACGGATTGTTTCTAACGAAATTCAGTATTTGGCACAGGTCTGGCAAAGCCTAAGTCCGCAAATGCAAGCTAATATTGCAGCATTGGGATTGGCAAGCATCGGATTTGTAGCGTTTACAACTGTACTTGGCGGAGCAGTAAGTGCAATAGGAGCTTATAGAAAACTTCTGGGCAGTTACGGCGGAAATCTGGATAAATTTATGCGTAGATACCCACTGTTAAGTAAACTGATTTTAGGGTTAAGAAATGTTTTCACAGGATTTAATCTAAGTTTGTTGAGAAACGCATTCGCTTTAAATCAAACATCAAAAGCAACATTACTGCACTCGGCGTATGTAAAAATTCATGTTTTGGCGGTAAGCGCATCCAGAACAGCTGTTAATTTATGGAACAATACAATAAGAAACGCACCGGCTCTATTGGCAAGATTTACAGCAATGCTTAGAGCCAATATAACTTTTTTGAATTTGTACCAGTTAGCCGTATCTTCAGTAAGTAGAGTATTTGCTGTATTAAGAATAGGGTTAGCTTTTCTTACAGGCCCGGTAATGCTGGCAATAATAGCACTGGCGGCAGCGGCTTATTATATTTATACAAACTGGGATAAATTACGGCCGTATTTTATGCGAGTGTGGGAACAGATTGTATTGGCATTCAATAATGCCAGACAAATTATTATGCCAGCAGTAAATGCTCTGAAAAATGCTTTTGCTGTGTTTTTCAGTGGCGTTTCATCACAGAGCAGTGCCTTATCTTATTTAGCAGGATTGCTTATTTTGATTGCTAATATCATAGGTCCTGTATTCGGTGCTATGTTGATAAGCGTTGCGGGATTGATAAGTACTGTTTTAGCTACGGCTATAAATACAGCTGCTAATTTTGTTGCTATGTTGATAGGCGTATTTGCCGGTATTATTACTTTTATTACAGGCGTATTTACGGGTGATTGGACTATGGCATGGCAGGGAATAGTGCAGATTTTTGATAGTATTATAAACGGTATTCGGGGAACGTTTGAAGCAGTAATTAACGGTTTACGAGGTGCAATAAACAGCCTTATTAATGGAGCTAACAGTATTAGTATAGATGTACCGGATTGGGTTCCGGCTATCGGCGGTTCACATTTTCAACCAAGTATTCCTCTTTTAGCCAGTGGTACTAATAATTGGCCAGGCGGACCTGCTGTTATTCATGATGCCGGAGCGGAACTTGTTGACCTGCCGACCGGTGCCAGAGTAATTCCGCATGATAAATCATTACAAAATGAATATCAGCGGGGAAAAGCTGCTGGTATTAATAATGGCGGCAATATAGTAGTTAATTTTTATGGCGGAATTACTATAAACAATGATGACGATATAAAATCTTTAGCGGTGAAAGTAGCCAGAGAGATAGCTTTTCAGCAAAAGGTACGAGCTGTTAATTTAGTGGAAGGGGCGATTTAATGGCAAGTATAATAGATTCGCTGATAGATAATATTTTAAGTAGCAACGGTAAGGCAAATACAGATTGTAAAATATATCTTAGCTGTGCCGGTGAAGAATTACTGCTTCCCGTTCCGCCTGCTAAATTTGAAATTACCAGAGCGTATAATAATTCTCGAATAACAATCAATAAAATCGGTGAAATAAATATGCTGGGAAAAAAAGGACTTAGAACATTATCCATTACCAGCATTTTTCCTAATCAGCGATATACTTTTTGCATTTGTGAGCCGAATTCTCCATATGATTATGTGGATAAGATTAACACCTTTGCCGTGTCCGGTGAAGCTGCAAACATCAGAATTACAGGTTCAGACGTAAATTTTCCTGTAAGTATAGATAGTTTTAGTTATGGTGAAGACGATGGCACCGGAGACGTTTTTTATAAAATTGACATGACGGAATATATTTATCTGGCAGATACGGCATTGACGGATAAAGTAGCAACGGCCACTGGTTTAAAAGGACGGGAGGATATAGCTGAAAAAACGAAGGAAATAACTGTTTATCCAGGCGATTCGCTAATGGATATAGCAAGCAGAGCAATCGGCGAACATATAACTTTAGATGATACAAATTTGAATTATTTAAAGCTGTATAAGGAATTGAGCAAAAAGAATTTATCTGCGGGCGCGGTTTTGAAAGTTACAGGACAAAAAGTAAAAGTAGGCGATACGGTTGTTAATTTTTAAGCGAAATAATACGGAAGATATAACAGAATATATACTTTCCAGTACATGGAGCGGGGATAAAACTCAAGCTGCAAGAAAAATTGACTTTTCTATAGCCTATAATTTAAAAGACAAGAATTTTAAAAATCTGAATATCGTTTTAGGAGATTTAATAACTGTATATTATGTTGATGAAAAAGCAAATAAAATAGCAGATACAGCTTATCAGGCATTGGAAATTTTTAGAGGCAGGATTTTTTTCCGGCAGAGAACTACGAATGAAAATACAATGACGTTTGTTGCTTATGATAATCTGATATACATGGCAAAATCAAAACTGCGTAAAAAGTTTTCCAATATGACGATAGATGATGTAATAAAACAGGTTTGTAATGAACTGGGCGTATTAGTAGGTGAAATAACTCCAATAGGTGTGAATGTGGATTTTATTGCTGATGCCATGACTGGAACCGAAATTATAAAAAAAGCCTTTGATTTAGCATATGCTGCTAATCAAAAACATTATCACTGTTATATGAAAGAAGACAAGCTTTATGTAGTTGAAGAAAATGAAATTGTTGAAAACTATGTAGCATCCGACTATGTCAATGTACAATACAGCAGTCATAGCGAGTCGATTGAAGAAATGATAAACGTCGTAAAGATTGTCGATGAAGCTGGCAATGAAGTGGGTTATGTGCAGAATGAAGCAGATAAAACGACTTACGGTATGTTGCAGGATATTTATAAAATAGATAAGAAGCAGGATACGCAGTCAGCGGCAAAAGCACTATTGAAAACAGTTAAATACGAGTCGTCGATTTCAGTATTAGGCAATATACAGTGTATAACAGGTTATGCAATTACAGTGCAGGAAGAACAGCTGAAAGGGAAATTTGCCATAATACAGGATACGCACAAATTTGAAAACAATACGCATATCATGGATTTAAATTTGAAATTTTTGGAAGAAGTGAATGACAGTGGAAAATAGAGAAGACCCCTATACACAGATGTTGCAGATACAGCAGTCAGTGGTTAAAACTTTGCGAAAAAGCGGTGTCGGTATAGGAAAGATATTATCACCGCCACCGGATATACGGATTGCGTATAACGGTTTCATTTTAGATAAATACGATGTATTTGTTGATGAATACTGGATAGCAGGTCATGAGAGAAATGTTAAAGGTACATTGAATTCGGCAACACAGGACCGTTCCGGTGGCAGCGGAGATGCAATGTATGAAAGTCATAATCATGATATTGCTAATCCTTATACGGAAAATCTTATTTATACTGATACTTATAAACCAGGCGATTATGTAAAAGTTGAACCGATAGAAGCTAGTGATGAGATGGGAACAAGTCAGCAGTATTTGATTTCAGGAAAATTTATAAGACTGGATGGTAAATAATATGGCAAATCCGTTTGTAAATGGAGTATCTATATCATCCGTTCAGAGTAGTGAAAACTCTTTGCCGATAATTACAGAATATGCTTGGGATTTTGAAAAAGACTGTTTTGTTTTTGAAAACGGAAAGCATAAAATTGTTATAGAAAATGAAGCTTTAAAAGTATGGGTATATAAAGTTTTAAAAACAGAACGATATTTGTACTATAGAGCTTATGACTCAAGTTACGGTATTGAGCTTGAAAAATTTATAGGTAGAGAAATCAATACATCGGATGTGGCGGATAAATTATTCAGATATGTAACAGAAGCATTGCTGGTAAATCCGTATATACGAAAGGTAAATGCCGTTAACTATGAAATAAATGGAGCAAAATTAACTTTGGTTATTAGCCTGACGAGTATTTACGGGAATTTTAATACGGAGGTGAGCATGTGAGTGATGAATTTGAAGTGCAAAGTAAAGCTGAAATTTTAAACAGATTGAAGCAGGATTTGACAGGAACGGTTACGGATATAGAAGGTTCATTTACTTTTGATACGTTAATAGCAAATGCCGCTGAATTTGAATGTGCATACGCTGAAATGAATTTACTGCGAGAAGCAGTATTTATTCAGTCGTCTTGGGGAACGGCACTGACAGATAAATGTGCGGAGCATGGTGTAATTCGTAAGCAGGCGACAAAAGCAGCTGTTGTATTGACCATAACAGGTCAGGCAGGGGCTTTTATACCGAAAGGCAGTTTGTTTGAAACTGAAACAGGTATGCAGTTTTATACGATAGATGATGTTACTATGACTTCTGATATTGTGAAAATAATGGCGGAAGCAGGTATTGCCGGAACAATAGGAAATGTAGAAGCCAATACGATAAATAAAATTCCGATGTCGATACCGAATGTTACCGCGGTTAATAACGAAGAACCTAGTTATGACGGTTTTGATGAAGAAACGGATGATGATTTACGGGAAAGAGCTTTACTGCACGTAAGAACGCCGGGAACCAGCGGCAATGTTACGCACTATAAAGAATGGGCATTAGCTGTTGAAGGCGTGGGCGATGTTGAAATAATACCGCTTTGGAACGGCAACGGCACAGTAAAGGTTGTAATAATCAATGCTGATAAACAGCCAGCTTCGGAAGAACTGATTGAAGATGTTAAAAACTATATCGATGAAAACAGACCAATAGGAGCGACTGTAACAGTAACGACACCGGAACCTGTGCCTGTAAATATAAGTGTAAAAATTATAGGTGGAAATTTCGATGAGCAGAAAATCAAAGATAATATAGCTGAATATTTTGGTACATTAAGTTTTAAAACATCAGAAGTATCCATAACTCGAATAGGAAAAGCAATTCTTGATACGGCTGATAATATAGATTATGAAGCAGACAGTTTAAAAATAAATAACAGCACGGAAAATATTCCTTTGACTATAGAACAGATAGCTATTCTAGGTGAGGTGATAATATCGCATGATTAGAAAAAATGAAGTGGATATATTACGATATTTGCCTGATTTTTTAAGTAAAGACTCAATATTTAAGAATGTAAGTAATGCTCAATCAAAAGAACATGAGCGATTACGTTTATTATTACAAGATTTATTGAATAATCTATTTATAGAAACAGCAACATGGGGATTGAAATATTGGGAAGAAATGCTTGATATTTCTAGCAATAAAAATGACTATCAGACACGCAGAGCTGTAATTTACAGCAGATTAAACAATAACATAATCGTTAATTTGAAATTTTTTACTGATTTAGTAAATCTGTTTGTTGTCGATAAGTTAGGTAAAGTAATTGAACAGCCAAAAGATTACAGCATAGATATTTTAATACCGGATAATAAAGTTATAAGTTTTGAAGAAATGAATAAAGTGATAAGGACATTTATTCCGGCACATTTAGCTTGGCGATATATCGCTTATATCGAAGGAAATGGAAAGTTATATTTTGGCGGTATGGTATCCAGATATATGATTACAAATATAAATGCCAATAATGGATTTGATATTAAGATAAACGGAATTACTAAAAATAACGTTATCGGTATAGTGCATACAACAAAAATAATAAATATACCGGCAAATTATTATGAATAGGAGCGGATATAAATGGCAGAATTAAATGATGAACAGCAAAATACAGGACAGTTTTCAGCTTGCATCGTTACTAATATTGGTAAAGAAATGATTGCTAAAAGTCAAAACGGGCAGAAACTAACTTTTACCAGAGTAGCATTAGGTGATGGACTGATTGAAAAGGATGACGATATACTGTCTTTTACAAAAATAAAAAATGAACGATTAAGTGCTAATATCGCAAAATTTACAGATAAAAATAACGGTCAATTCCAGATACAATTTAGAGTGTCCAATCAAAATGTTGAAGTTGGATTTTGGGAACGAGAAATAGGTATAATGGCTCAACTGGAAGGTGGAGAAGAACAATTATATGCGTACAGTTCTGCCGGAAATAAGGCCAATTTTTTATACGATAAAACTACGCCGGTTGAAGAAAGAATTGTAAATATAGATTTTGTTGTAGGTAATGCTGAAAATGTACAAGTAATTGTAAACAGTAGTATCATCTATGTTTCATTGGAAGACATGGAAGAAGCAATGGCTACACATAATACAAGCGAAGACAGCCATACATCGGCATTTACGAAACACAATGCGGATGAAAACGCCCATGAAAATTTAGTAAATATGCTGATGGAAGTTATAGAAAACAGCGGCATAAACATCTTAAAACGCAATAAAGCCTACAATGTGGGAGATATTGCCTATAGCACTAAAATAACAAGTACAACGCATCTTGCAAGCAAACTGTATCTTGAATGTACTGAAGCTGGTACAAGCGCAGCGGCAGAACCAACATTAACAAATGTGAACATAAATGATGAAATCACAGACGGTACCGCTAAATTCAAAGTCTATGATGTAGGCTTACAGAGTAGACCTGTCGGCAATATTTACCAATCTACAGTTGCGACAAGTCCTGCGGAATTGTTTGGCGGCACTTGGGAAGCAATGCCTGCCGGTCGTGTTTTACTTGCACAAGGGCAGTCTGATTGGGGTACAAATTATGCAGCAGGTTCAACTGGCGGTGAAGCAACACACCAACTCACCGTTGGGGAAATGCCTAGTCATAATCATGAAGCGACCACTCAAATTACAGGTAATCACACACATAAAATTATTGCTGACCAAGTGTCCAGTGTAGGAAACGCTGTTAGTATTGCTTGTAATCAGGGTATCAGTCAATATACACAAAAGGGCATTACTACACTAGACGGCAATCATAACCATATCGTTTCTGTCAATAATACAGGGAATAATGAAGCCCACAATAATTTACAGCCGTATCTTGCTGTTTATATGTGGAAACGCATTGCTTGACCGTTGGAGAGTTACCGAGTCATGGACATTCTGCTTCTTCAGATACTCAGGGTAATCATAGTCATAGTTTTTATGGTATAAATACTCCTACACAGGCAGATAATCCCGGTGTGGGTGCAGCCTTACACGCTTCAGCCACCGGATATACACAAACAAATAGAATAAGCACTGCGGGTGCGCATGGACATACTATTTATATTGGAAATACTGGTTCCAACCAAGCGCATAACAACATGCAGCCATATTTATCTATTTACATTTGGAAACGAACGGCGTAAATCCGTTGGGGAAATGCCGAGCCACAGTCATTCAGCCAGCACAAATACAACCGGCAACCATAATCACGCTATACAATGTAATGGTTGGTCTGGTGCTTCAACAAAAGTAAGCTCATATTATTCTAAAGATTGGCAGCTAACCGCTTATACTGACAATGCTGGTAATCACAGTCATAGTGTAACCATAAACAATACAGGCAGTAATCAGGCGCATAACAATTTACAGCCATACATTTCCGTTTACATCTGGAAAAGAATAAGTTAAGCGGTACGCTTCCAAATATAGCAGGATATATAAGGCTGCATGTTATTATGGCTTTGACTACTGCCGTTATTATTAACTGTAACACTATGAGAATACGTGCTGTTTAATTTATAAATTGAGCCACGTGTTGCTTCATCTTGTTTAGCACCATAAAAATTTCCGGTAGTTGATGATTTAGAAAATACACCTGATGTAACTGTATATTGATGACAACCTGTTCTGTCGCCGCCTAATGTCCCTTGTATATTGTAATTTGATGTAGAGGCAGTATGATTATGTGACGGCATTTCCCCAACGGCTAAAATTGTAAAGCCTATGCAAAAACATATGCTAAAAATAAATATTTCTCTATTTTTTATAAAAATAAGAAATCCTATAACTGCAATAACCTGCGCCGTTATAGGATTTTTAGATTACAGAAATATTAAGTTTTAGTGGTTTTTGTAAGTAACATTAGTAACACGGATAAATACGGTTTAACAGTTGAAATATTAATAGTTGTTGTTATTGATTAGGAATATATTAGTAACAACGATGAACAAAATTTATTGAAAGGATTGATATAAATGGCAAACATGAGAGTATTCCAGATTATAAAAAATGAAGTGCTGATTATAAATAATGATAAGCAGTACACTGATACTCTAGAGAACTTTAAACTGGATAGCGGATTGACACTGGATAACTTGAACGAGATTATTTACGACAATTATCAGGAATGTTGTGTCGTAAATAAAGATTTCCTTGAATATCCCAACGCTGATTTTGACGGCTATATCAACAATATTGATACTTATATCGCCGCAAAAGCAGAACGTGAATACGTTCCGCCGAAAGAGCCTACAGCGGAAGAAAAACTTCAACAGCAGGCAAGTGAAACGAAAGCTCAATTAATGGAACAGAAAGATACTCTCTTAATGGCAATGCTTACCGGAACGGATACCGCGCCCGTCGTTGCTAATTATGCTGTGATGTTGACGAGTGTTGATGACAGCGTAGCCGAAAAAATACCTGAAGTATTCCCGGCATGGGACGGCAATAGTAAGGATTATAAAATGGGCGACAGGGTGCAATATAACAGCGTTCTATACAAGGTTTTGCAGGACCATACTTCCCAAAGTACATGGACACCGACGGACGCACCGAGCCTTTTTGCCAAAGTGCTCACATCTACGGACGGAACGCCGCAGGAATGGCAGCAGCCGGACAGTACAAACGGCTATAAAACGGGCGACAGGGTAATATACAACGGAAAAATCTACGAAAGTACCATAGATAATAACGTATGGTCGCCAGCGGATTATCCGGCAGGCTGGAAAGAAATTGAGGAATGATTATGTATGAGCAGACCATTACTTTTATAAGCTCTTTAATTCCGACAAGGTTAGAAACAATAGTGGGTGGAGGTGTTGCCCTTGTGGGTGTTTTAATGCAGCATTTATTCGGTGAGTGGAACAATCAAATCGAAGCGTTGCTAATTTTAATGGTTATAGATTATTTAACTGGATTGAGTGCTGCATATATAATGCCGAATACTTATCTGGACAGCAGAAAAGGATTAAAAGGCATTGTAAAAAAATTCGTCATCTGGGGATTGATTGTTTTATCGCATTGGTTCGATATTATTTTAGGGCAGGATACGTTTAGAAGTGTCGCTGTCCTATTTTTTATCGGTAATGAAGGATTAAGCATTTTAGAAAATGCGGCAAATTGCGGATTGCCGATACCACAAAAATTAAAGGATACGCTGGCACAATTTTCAAAGATGAAACAGAATAAGTAAAATGTTCAAGTTGAACTTTTTATCAAAAAGGAGTGCTTTTAATGTTAGACAATAGTTTAATAGTTAAATATGAAGGTGGCGGCAACCCTGCGACGGTTTCCACCGGTGATGGTGATTTGGGCGGTAGAAGTTACGGTATATATCAATTCAGTTCCGCGTCAGGCGTTGTCGACAATTTTATTAATTGGCTGTGCAAATATCCTGAAGACTGCTATGCGAATTACGGCAGGGTTTTAAAAAATGCGTATCCGGTAAACTCAGATGAGTTTGTTTCAATTTGGAAGAACATCGGAATAGTTGATAAAGACGGTTTTGCCAAATTGCAGACAGAATATGCTGGCGATATGTATTATAACGCCGCTTATTATAATTTGCTGTATAAAGATTATCCGTATAATATTGCAAAGCATAGTAACGCAATGCAGGCGGTATTGTTTTCACGTTCAATACAGTATGGTCCAAATAATATGTATGAATTGTTCAGTGAAGCCGCTCATCGTTTAGGTTATCCCAATTTAACGTATGTGGATGATAAATCCTTTGACAGAAAAATGATAGAGAGTATCTATGATTTTCTGGCGGATGAGTGTCGAAATGCTTATCAGCTTAGTAACGGTCTGTATCACAGTCCAAAGGACTGGGCAAATGGAAGTTATACAGTCGTAAAAGTAGGTTTACTTAATAGGTTTATCAATGAAAAAGCAGACGCATTAGCATTGTTAGAAAAAGAAGGATTGTGAGGTATGAATGAGTATATTTCTAAAATCAAGTTGTTTTGGCAGGAAAATTATAAAATCATTTTTATTATTATCTGTATTTTGGGCATTTGCTTTTGTATCTATAGGCTCATGTCAGGAAGTTTATCAAATAACGGACAATCAATTAATAGCGTTGGAAAACAACTTGATACATCTGCAGAAGAACAACAGCGAGCTGAAGACGCTATTGAAACAGTCCAATCAGGAATTAATGATAGCCTCGAACAAATCGGAAACATTGAACAATCAAATTCAAACGTTAGAAAAACAGTTAATACAATCAGAAACACAAATACAGACATTGACACAGCAATTACAAATGCTGAAGATACAATCAGAGAAAGCCAGCAACTCATTACAGACAGCGAACGAAGAATTGCAGAAAGTCTCTCAATCATTCAAGCAATGCGAAGAGCAACAGAATAAATTGAAAAAACAAAAATTATTATGGCAAATAATTGCTGGAGTTATTGCAACATATGCCATAAGTAAATAAACACAAAAAGAGCAACTACAAAAAAGTAGTTGCTCTTTAATATTTCGGTATATCAAGGAACACAATCAGCTTTCCATTTGAAAAATGAATGTGTTCGCACATTAACGCAAATGGTGACCCACCCGGGACTCGAACCCGGAACCTGCTGATTAAGAGGTTTTATTTTTAATTTTTTTCATAATAATATGATAATATATTTTCTAAAAAGC